CATTCGCACAGTTGTGACGTCTATTGTTTTAGGCGCGCTTTCACCAAAGCCAAAGTTTGGCAACGCAGCGGCCAGCGGATCGGCATCAAGCGGCGAAGCCTCAAATCGCGGATATAGCATAACGGCCAGCGGATCGGCGCTTGATCATCAGATCATTTACGGAAAAATGCGGGTTGGCGGCGCGCGTATTTTTGACGGCACAACAGGCGGCGACAATAAGTTTTTGCACCGCGTGTTAGGATTTGCAGGTCATGAAATCGAAGCGTTTGATACAATTTATATCAACGATGAAGCGGCCACTATCGACGGCAGCGGCAATGTTACAAGCCCATCACGATATAGCGGCCATATCAACATTTATACCCACCTGGGCGCGGCAGATCAGCAAGCAGACAGCAACCTAGTCAGCGCAGTCAGCGGGTGGACGGCAGAGCATAGATTGCGCGGGATTGCTTACCTATATTGCAAATTTGGCTTTGATGCTGACGTTTTTCCGAATGGCTTGCCCGAAATTACGGCGGTTATAAAAGGCAAAAAAGTTTATGACCCGCGATCAAGTGCAACCGCATGGTCGGACAATCCAGCACTGTGCGTGCGCGATTACATTTTGTCGTCTGGCTATGGACTAGGCGAGGCTGCGGCCAACATCGATGACACTTCAGTTATTGCTGCGGCAAATATCTGCGATCAGACTAACACTACGGCCAACACAACACGCTACACTACAAATGGCGCATTTACGACCGCAATACAGCCAGGTGAATTTTTGACCAACATTCTGACGTCAATGTCTGGAACGCTTTGGTATGCGCAAGGCAAATGGCGCATGAAGGCTGGCGCGTTTACAGCGTCGGCATTGGCGCTTGATGAAAACGACTTGCGCAGCGGAATTACGGTTTCAACTCGGCATTCTCGGCGTGACAATTTCAACGAGATAAAAGGCACGTTCAAAGGCGACGAAAGCAATTATCAAGTGACAGATTTTCCGCCTGTTACAAATTCTGCATTTGTCACGGCTGATAATGGTCAAGTGACAGTCGCTGATGTCGAATTGCCATTTACAGATAATTCTATTGAGGCGCGACGCATCGCGCGGATTATGCTTGAAAGCAACCGTCAGCAATTGACGATACGAGCAAGTTTCGGAATGCGCGCATTGGCTCTGCAGGTTGGCGACACGGTTGCAATCAGCAACACGCGATTTGGCTGGTCTGGTAAATTGTTTCAGATTGCCGAGTGGAAATTTGGCTTAGGCGATGAGCTTGGTTTTGGCGTTGAAATGACAATCAAGGAAACAGCCGCCAGCGTATATGACGAGGTTGATGACGGCTTAGTATATGAGCGGGACAATACAACCTTGTTGTCGCCGTTTGAGGTGCCGTCGGTCGGAATTAGTTTAAGCAGCGAATTACGCAGAGTGCGCGGTAAAGTTATGTCAGTTTTGCTTGCCGACATTAGCACAGCAAGCGCGCTGGTAAATCAAGTCGAGGCACAATTTAAGAAATCAAGTGACACAAACTATTCGCCGTTGTCAGTATCAAGCGGATATACTGGTACTGTACAAGCTGAATCGTTTGGCGTCGTCGACGGCTTTTACGACGTGCGTGCGAGAGCGATCAACGCGCTGGGCGTGCGCGGCGATTTTAACACTGTGTCAAATTTTTACGTTGATGCTTTGGGCGCTGTGCCTGCCGACGTAACAAATTTCGACGGGCAAACCGTCGGGTCAACTCTGCATTTAAACTGGACACCTGTCACTGATCTTGATTTGGCGCATTATGTTATCAGATACTCAAATCTGACAAGCGGAGCGACATATTCCGCTGCTGAAGATTTGGCGCAAGTTGTTAGCAGTTCATCAAGTTTGGCTGTCCCAGCGGCATCAGGAACGTATTTTATTAAGGCAGTCGATGACACAACCAGCGGGTCAAATGTATCGGCCAACGCCGCCAGTTTTGTCATCACAAATGTTGATATTGATGACCTCAATGTTGTTGCAACGCTAACTGAAAATCCAAACTTTACAGGTGTCAAATCTGACGTTGTTTTAAATTCATCTGGCAAACTTGAGTTGGATGTTTCGCCAAAGTTTGATGACGTCACAGGCAACTTTGATGATCGTGCTGGCGATTTTGACGGCAACCCTGGCGGCTTTACGTCATCAGGCATTTACTATTTTGCAAACGATCTTGACCTTGGGCAAAAATACACAAGTCGCCTGACTAACAACGTGACAATGGAGCGGTTTGACGTCACCGACACAATGGACCTTGCAACTGGTCAATTTGACAGTCGCGCTGGCGTATTTGACGGCGATCCAACTGCGTTCAACGATGTTTCTGTTTCTGTCGAAATGCGGCATACTGACGATGATCCAACAGGCACGCCAACCTACACAGATTGGTCAGCGTTTACAGTGGCTGACGTGGCCGCTAGAGCGTTGCAATTTCGTTTACTGATGACGTCAACAGATACAAACGTCACGCCGCTTGTCAGCGCGCTTTCAGCCAGCATTGACATGCCCGACCGGACAGAGGCGCAAGCAGATATTACGTTTACTGGGACAAAAGCAGTCACATTTCCGACCGCGTTTAAAGCAACGCCTGCAATCGGTTTATCACTGGCAAATCTGACAGATGGCGACCGCTACACGATCACAAGCAAAAGCCGCACTGGCTTTACAATCAACACATTTACAGGCGGGTCGACCAGCACAAACGCTGTGACTTTGGATTACGTCGCCAAAGGTTTCGGAAAGGAATTAAGCTAAATGTCTCAACATGATTTCAACATCGCAAATCAGAGTTTTCCGGCGACGCGAACTGATCTGAATAATGCGCTGGTTGCGCTGGCGTCCAACTCATCAGGCGATGCAGAGCCAGCTACAAAATACGCAAATCAATGGTGGTATGAAACAGACACCAACACTTTGAAACTGCGCAATGAGGCCAACGACGCTTGGATATCAATCGCGGTATTAGATCAATCTGGCAATGCTGTCCAATCAATCACAACGGCGGGTTTGACTTTAGGCGCAACGGCAATCAGCGCGACAGGTGCAGAGATAAATCAACTAAACGCAATTACGCGCGGGTCAATTCTATATGGAAATGCAAGCGGTGCTACTGCAAGACTTGCCAAAGGTGCTGCTGGCACAGTTCTTACTAGCGATGGCACCGATTTGTCATTTGCTGCGGTTGCAGCAGGTGCAAGCGATGTAATTTGGCCTTCTGATTTTGCCTCGGCAAACAGTACATACACAAGCAGCGGCACATGGAGCAAAGGCAGCTTGGCTGATGATGACTATGTTTGGATTTACCTTGTAGGTGGCGGTGGCGGCGGCGGTAATGATACTGGAAATTTTGTACAAGCAGGCACCCCTGGTGCTGCTTTGCTGCTGTACGGTAAGGCTAGTTTGTTCAACGGCGGTGCGTATGTAATTGGCGCGGGAAACGCTAAAGGCACTACGGCTGCAACTGCGACAACCTTTACATTGTCATCTTCAAACAATTCTACTTTATTTACCACGGGGGTAAATGGTGGCATCGCACAAGGCCAACACGATGCAGGTGTATTTAAAATCGTTGAAGCTAAAACATCACCTATAACCATAGTTGATGTTGTTGTTAATTCAACTCAGTCACCAACTTCAATATTCACCATACCCGCTGCGTTTCCAACAATCTCCAATGCTTATGGAACCCTTTATGCTTGGAACTCTGGCTCTGCTGGCGCATTTCCCAATGCAGGATATAACTCTGTTTTTGGCGGCGGCAGTGGCGGTGGTAAGAATGCTGCCGCAGCGGTAGGAGGAGGTACAGCTAGTCTTTATGCGGCGAATGGTTCAAATTTTGATTCCGGTGGAACTGCCGCAGTTCCAGGCGCTAGCGGGTGTGGTGGCACATCAACAAGCGGGTCCCAAGCTGGCGCAGCAGGAAATGTAAGGGTCTATCATGTCTAAAATATACTACAACAAAACAACAGGTGACGGCGCAGTTTTTGACGATGCAGAGGACATGGCTAACTGGCCAGACTTTCAGGCTGACCGCATAGCTGCAAGCGCAACCCAAGTACGCACAAAGCGTGACGGCCTACTAGTGGCGTCTGACAGTATGGCCTTGGCTGACAGAATTACCGACGAGTGGCGCACCTACAGACAAGCCTTGCGAGATATACCCGCACAATCTGGGTTTCCTAGCACAATCAAATGGCCGATTGCACCAGATGCCTGACATTTCAGACCGCGTTGGTCAGCTTGAAAAGGATATGATCGCCTTGCAAACGACCGTTCAGCTGCAGCACCGCGAGCTATTCACGCGCATTAAAAAACTTGAAAATGTATTGATTGCTTCGACAGGCGCAATCTTGCTGACGTGCGTCACAATCCTAATAAAGATGCAGTGACGTACGTCTTTATTTTGATCTTATGGCAAGGAATTGGAACTGATCGGCAAATCATAGCAGAGGTTGAGTTTGCCAGTTTGCAAAATTGTTTAATCGCGGCGCAGATGATCGTTAAGAGATTTGGATATGAGACGCCACAGGATCGCGCGCTGGCGTATTGCGTGCCAAAGCGGGTCAGCCCAGAAGCATAAGCGAGGCTGAGAATGATTGATCCCGTCACAGCATTTGCGGCGGCTCAGGCGGCTTATAAAGGCGTCAAAATGTTGGTCGGTGCAGGCCGCGAAATGCAAGACGTCACAAGCCAACTCGGCCAATGGTATGAGGCTTGCGCAGACTTAACTAAAGCTGAAAGCCAGCGAAAAAACCCTACGCTCTTAGATAAAATGAGTCACGGCGAAACCAATATTGAGCGCGAGGCGCTGGATATAATTGTGCGCCGCAAACAGCTTTTACAGAAGGAAAAAGAAATTAAGTTTATGTTGGATTTTAGATTTGGTCTTGGCACCTATGACGAAATGCTTTCTATGCGACGGTCGATCCGAAAAGAGCGCGAGGAAACAGTATATCGCCAAATGGAAGCACGGCGGCAAATTGCGAATAATGCAGTGATTGGCACGCTTGGGTTTTTAATTATAGGCACATTGGGCGGCGGCATTTACTTGCTGACTTTGGCATTATGATCCCAGCGCTTGTGCTGTCGGTAACGTTGGCTGGTTCATTGCTCAAGCCCGACACAATTTCGTGCCATTTGTGGAAGCGGATCACCGACCCATCAGGTCAGAAAATCTGCGTTTATCGCGGCAAAAATTCAACATTTGGTTATCACTACGTCACTGATACTGGCGGCGTTGGCGATTGGGCGCAATGTCCAAAGGTTTTCCAATGCGAATATTCACCCAAAAACAAACGACCGACGATTGGCGAGATCATGCAAGGAATACAAGGGGGCTTTAAGTGACGATAGAAGAAAAACACCATTTAAACTTTGAAATATATCAGCGCAATCGCCGCTATATGTGTTGGGGCGCAATGTCTATGATGCTCATTTGCACTGCCGCCACGGTCTATGACCCTGCGCGCATGGAAGCCGCTGAGAGCATATTGATGGCTCAGTATTTAGCGCTGTCTGCGTTGGTTGGTGCTTATTTTGCTGTCGGGCATAAAGAAGCATGATCGGCGCGTTGATAGGGCCGCTGGTTGAACTTGCAGGCGGCGTTCTGAGAAACAAAGCCGCTAAGTCGCAAGCCGAAACGCAACTAAAGCTGACAGAGGCAGAGGCAAAAGCAAAAATTCTGTTGAGCAAGGAAACCAGCGTCAGTGATTATGAGCGCATA